GTCAGCGCAGTCTCAGCAGCTCTAAAAGCCCTTGAGCCAATTATCAATGCGGCTATTACTGGACTCAACGCAATCATTAGTCTAAAGAACGCTCTTACCGGCGGTCCTAACACTCCAACCATTGGCAAGATTAGTTTCTCAGGTGCGTCTTCAAGCGGCGGCAACACAGTTCCGAGCGGCTCACTTCCTAGCGGTTTCAAACCAGCAGGAACGACAACAACGACGACAACTGGCATCACAACAACAACAACGACACCCACAGTCCCAGCGACAACGACGCCATCAATCACCCAGCTCACAATTCCAAGCGGTAACGCGATTCCTAGCAACTTCAACGTTTCGGGAGTGAGAGCCGCCGACGAAGTTGGCAACATCATCATCAACGTCAATTCCCCTTCTATCGTAGATCGCGAAGGATTTAGTCGAGCGGTCGTTGATGCGTTGAATGAATCCAACTCTCGCAATGGTGGAGGCGGCGGAGGACTTCGCGGAACGGCTCAAGTTCAATGACAGTCTTCAGCCCTGTCTATCGCATTAGAGTCAATGGCTACACAGTCACAGACGCAACCCTTAGCGGTCTAACTGTCACATCTGGCCGAACGGATATTTACTCGCAACCGGTTGCCGGTTACGCCAACATCACACTTATTGAAACGGCTGAAGCATCAATCCCCTATGAAATCAACGATGCTATTAGCGTCGAAGTTCAAGATTCGAACGGCGATTATGTAAGTCTATTCGGTGGCAATCTGACCGATATTAGTGTAACAGTTCGAAGCTCTGGATCTATTGCTCTCAGCCAAGTCGTTCAAATTATCGCGGTCGGCTCTCTGGCTCGTCTGGCTCGCGCTGTCTATACCGGCAACCTACCTCACGAGTTCGATGGCACTCGAATCTATAACCTACTTTCCGATTTACTTTTCAACACTTGGCAAGACGTCCCAGCGGCGACCACTTGGGCGACTTATACGCCGACAACCACTTGGGCCAATGCTGAGAACTCAGGACTGGGCGAGATTGACCAACCTGGAGACTATGAGCTTCATTCGCAGACTGGGCTCAATGACACTATTTACAACATCGCCACATTTACGGCGACTTCTGGTCTTGGCTATCTTTACGAGGATGCTCAAGGCCGCATCGGTTATGCCGACTCCACTCGACGCGCTCAATATCTCGCAACCAATGGCTACGTCGATTTAGACGGCGGTCACGCCATCGGCCCGAATCTGGCTATTGTGAAGCGAGCTGGCGACGTCCGTAATGCTATTACGCTTTCCTATGGCTCTAACAGTTCATCCAGTACGACCGCCTCTGATCCTGACTCGATCACCCTATTCGGTCAATTAGCCTCAACCATTACCACCAGCCTGAGAAATGCGCCTGACGCTGAAGCACAAGCCGCTTTCTATCTTGATATTCGCGCTTATCCTCAGTTCGAGATGAAGCAAATAACTTTCCAGATGGGCAACCCAGAAATTGACGACACCGACCGAGATGCCCTTCTCAACGTCTTTATGGGCTTACCGCTCAACATAACTAACTTGCCGATCAATATGGTTGAAGGGGCATTTCAAGGATTTGTCGAGGGTTGGACTTGGACGGCTTCGCTCAATCGTCTAGAGCTGACGTTATATCTGTCGCCGGTGGCTTACTCGCTTCAGGCGTTCCGTTGGAATAACGTTCCAGCGGTTGAAACTTGGAATACCATTTCGCCCACTTTAGAGTGGCTCAACGCTACAATAGTCGCCTAGAAGGAGAACTAACTAATGGCTAATACGACGAACTTCGGCTGGGAGACGCCAGACGACACCGACCTTGTCAAGGACGGCGCGGCGGCTATCCGAACACTCGGTAGCTCTATCGACACTTCTTTTGTCGATCTCAAAGGCGGCACAACCGGACAGGTGTTGAGCAAAACTTCCAACACAGATTTAGATTTTACTTGGGTCGCTCAAGATGATTCCAACGCTATTCAAAACGCGATAGTTGATGCTAAGGGAGATTTGATTTCTGCTACTGCGGCAGATACGCCAGCAAGACTAGCTTCATCGGGAGTCAATAATCAGGTTCTTACAATCGACACAAGCACAGCCACCGGATTGAAGTGGGCTACACCGACAGGCGGTCAAACAACTTGGACTGCGCGCAATAGCGATCCGACTATAACTGACGCCTTCCACTCTATTGCTTACAATGGAACAAATCTTTATGTTGCCGCTGGTGGTTCAGGTTATTTATACAGCTCACCGGATGCGATTACTTGGACATCAAGGACTTCAGGTTTTGGTGCTCAACCGATAAATAAAGTTATTTATGCTAATTCTCTTTGGGTGGCTGTTGGTAATAATGGATTGATCAGCACTTCATCAAATGGCACAACTTGGACAGCGCGAACAGCCAACTTCAGCACCAATAACATCAATGATGTTCATTATGCCGCTGGTTATTTTGTGGCAGTAGGTCAAGGCGGTGGCTCAGGCAATACAGGTGGAGTTACTTATTCAACGGATGGCTTGACTTGGTCGCGTAAAAGTATGACGCCAGCAATCGGATCGACTTACAACTTTGTTACACATAACGGCACAAATTGGCTTACAGGTTCATCAGCTAGCACAAATAACGGCCTGTATGCCAGCGACCCGTCGGCAACTTGGACGGCTTTTACGACTGCCGCTGGGGGAATTCTTAGATTTGGCGTTTTTGATGGCACAAGAACAATCATCCAAGACGGAACTTCCATTTATTATTCAACAAGTAGCACTTATGCGACATTCACTCTCTTGGAGAATGTTCCAACATATCCATCCTCAAACTCAATCAGAAGAAATAGTTACTATGATCAAAAAATCCATTATATAAACACACTCTATTACCAAAATTGGAGCACAGTCCCTATCAACACTAGATTTTCAAGTGCCGTAAGTGGCGTTCAATACAACGCTGGAACAAGGCTAAATAATTCTAATGACCTTTCGTCTGACGCTATTTGTATTTTTGTCGGGTCTATTGGGACAATAATTGGCGGTAATAATCTACAAATCTGGACATCATTCTAAGGAGCTACTATGTCTTATTCATTTACAGTCGATGAAGATTTCAAGGTAATCGTCAAAGAAGGCACAAACAAAATTGACGAGGTGGGGCCATTTAGCGACGCCGAAGGTGCTAACTATTGGGCTGGCGAGATGGCTAAGAAGTACGATGCGAATCCTACTTACGTTTATCCCGGTGAAGAACCTGAAGTAGATGCCGAAACTCTGTAAAGCCGGACAGCAACTTAGGGAGCAGATAGACGATGATTATCCTGATCGCGATCGTCGCTCTGACGGCTGGATTGCTGACGCTCGGCACTACGCTAATAACTCATCTTCTGACCACATTCCAAGAGACGGAATTGTTCGAGCTTTAGATATTGACGCCGACCTCTCCGCTCACAAAGAAGAGGCTTACGCGTTAGTCGAGAAGATTCGCAAGTGCGCCAAGCGAGGCGACAAGCGCATCAAATATATTATCTTTGACGGCAAGATTATGAGCTCGACTCTAAATTGGAAGCGCAGAAAATACAGAGGCCCAAACCCTCACAAGTCGCATTTCCATATCAGCTTCACAACTCTGGGAGACAAAGACGGCAGTTTCTTCAACCTAGAAGGAGACACAAATGAAAGAACTCAAATTGATGGCGGGCAGTTGGGCGAAGACATTCGTAGCGGCGGCCCTAGCGACTTACCTAGCAGTCGGGCTGGATGTCAATGCCATTGCCAATGCCGCTCTAGCGTCAGTCTTGCCTAGCATCATCAACTGGCTCAATCCTTCGTACGAGCGTTACGGCAAAGTCCGGTAATGGCTCCGTCCGACATTGCGGCGTTTATCGCCTCAGTCCTCGGATCGATTGGCCTACTGATTGCCGGTCTGAGATACATCATCAAATTAGAGAATCTGCCCATAGTGTCGCGCCTTGATAAAATGGAGAGTCAGTTAGAATTAGCCCTCTCGACGAAAGTGAGCAGAAGTGGCACAGGCAAAAAGAGGGGCTAAGAAGCCAATCAAGAAGGTGGCTAAGCGTCGCAAGACGACTAAGGACGTCCCACTTACTCGCCTCGACTTTTGGGCTATTGCCGCCAATGAAGTCTATATGGCTTGCCGTCGAGCTGGTATGGATGAAGGCACAGCTTTGGCTTTCGCTATGGATCGTAGCTCGTATCCCGATTGGATAGTCGATAACGGAAACCCAATGTTCAAGCCTTGGGACGAAGACGAGGACGACGACTAATTTACCTCCGCGAGGTCGAACTATTTGAGGCACTCAAGGCCATCTATCCGGACTTGACGCCACTATCGGCGACCGACCGAGCTGACGGCATTACTAGCGATTCTTATATTGAAATGAAGTGCCGCCGCACCCATTACGACACTCTTATAATTGAGAAGAAGAAGTGGGATTATCTAGCCGAAATAAGGGCTAGGACAGGGGCTAGGACGCTTTATATCAACGCGACGCCCAAAGGGGTCTATCAGTTCGATTTAGGGGCTCTAGAGGCTCCTGAGTGGCATTGGAAGGCATTACCCGACAAGACCGACTTCGCTGGTAGCCATAAGGTTGAGAAGCTCTGCGCCTTCCTCCCAATCCGACTCGCCGAGCTCTTACTTGTGTAAATCCATTTAGGTAATTACATTTATCCCACTAAATCCATTTAGAGGATTTGGAAGGGAGAATAAGTGATAAATAAT